TAATCCACAATTAAAGGCTACTTATCCCCCAACAATAATTGGCTACGATAACCCCCAAGGAGAAGACAAATGGCTGAAGAAGCTACAAAAGACATGGTGCAAGATGCTACACCTAAAAAAGCAATGTTTATGAATAGACCTTATTCTCAGGAAGAAAGAGTAAAGCGAGATGAAGAAGAACTTGCAAGGCTCGTTGAGGAGCAAAAAGGTACAGAAGAGACTAGCGAGGAGGAAACTCCTAGTGAAGAAGAACCGACTAACGCTGAAGAGAAAACTTTTAAAAAGAGATATGGCGATTTAAGAAGGCATACTCAAGAGAAAGAGAAGCAGTTTCAAAAACAGCTAGATGACATGAAAGAGCAACTAGCTAAAGCAACTAAGAAAGAAATGAAGTTGCCTAAGTCTGATGAGGACATAGAAGCATGGGCAACAGAGTACCCAGACGTAGCTAAGATTGTTGAAACTATTGCTATGAAGAAAGCAAGAGAGCAATCACTTGAGCTAGAAAGTAGAATACAGAAGATAGATGAAATGTCTGTTGAAGCTAAGAAAGAGAAAGCTGAAGCAGAACTAATGAAACTTCATCCTGACTTTAATGATATTAGAGATAGCGATGAGTTCCACGATTGGGCAGATGAACAGCCAAAATGGGTACAGGATGCACTTTATGAAAACGACAATGATGCTAGGTCAGCAGCAAGAGCTATTGACTTATACAAAGCCGATAAAGGAATCGGTAAGGAAACTAAGACAAAGAGTAATAAGAGTGCTGCTATGGAAGTTGGCACGAAATCTACAAAGACTAAAGTTGATACTACAGAAGCAGGTAAAAAGATACTTGAGTCTGCTGTTCAAAAGATGTCTGCTCAACAGTATGAAAAACAGGCTGACACAATAATGGAAGCTATTAGGTCAGGCAACTTTGTATATGACGTATCAGGTTCAGCTAGATAAATAAAAAATAATGTTGACAAACAAGAATTTATGTATATAACTATACATAACTAGAAGTGTAACACAACCTCACGTTCCCAAACTGAATACTTGTGTTGCACTTTAAACTACACTTTAGAGATTACCCAATTATGTGAGCCTACACAGGAATCGCTATCCTACGTACAACCTCAACGCATGAATGGTCCTTATAAAGTAAATGACTAAAACTATATAGTACACATTCCGTGTACATTTGAGAAATGTTTAAGGAGATTAAAATGGCATTTTCAGCAGCAGCTGGTTATGGTAATCTACCTAACGGTAATTTTAGTCCTATTATTTACAGCAAACAGGTGCAACTTGCGTTCCGTAAGTCATCTATCGTTGATGCAATCACTAATAATGATTACTTCGGTGAGATTGCTAATATGGGCGATTCCGTTAAGGTTATCAAAGAACCAGAAATAACAGTTAAGGCATATGAGAGAGGAACTACTATTACTCCTCAAGACCTTGATGACGAAGAATTTTCACTTAATATTGACAAAGCTAATTACTTTGCATTTAAAGTGGATGATATTGAGGAAGCTCATTCACACGTTAACTTTCAACAGTTAGCATCTGATAGAGCAGCCTATAGACTAGCCGACCAATTTGACCAAGATGTACTTGGTTATATGTCAGGTTACAAGCAATCATCTATACATGGTGCTCCAGACACAGCTAATACAACTACTAATGGTAGTGTAGCTGTTTCAACAGCCGGTTCTGACGAACTCTTATCTTCAATGAAAATTGATGCTTCAGACTTCGGTGGTTCTGCTGGAGATGCTGTAGCTATCTTACCAAGAACAGGTGGAGCTACTACTGCTGCTCCTGCTAATGGAGATAGAAACCCATTGACAGTGATTGCTAGAATGTCAAGACTACTAGACCAACAGAATGTTGATACTAACGGAAGATGGTTAGTGTTAGACCCTGTATTTATTGAAGTACTAAAGGATGAGGACACAAGATTGTTTGATGCAGACTTTGGTGGTTCAGGACTACAGAATGGTTTAGTTCTTAATAACTTACACGGATTTAAAGTGTATCAGTCAAATAACCTACCAAGTTTAGGAACAGGACCATCTAATACAGGTGCAAACAGTTCTACAAACTTTGGTGTTATTGTTGCTGGTCACTCTTCATCAATAGCTACTGCCGAGCAAATCAACAAGACAGAGACTTACAGAGACCCTGATTCTTTTGCTGATATTGTTCGTGGTATGCATTTATATGGTAGAAAGATTCTTCGCCCTGAAGCAATCTGTACTGCCGCTTACCACTTAGCATAGGGAGATTGAATTATGGCGAATATTACTGCTGTTCTTAAAGCCGCTTCTGGCAACTCCCAGAGAGGTAGGAACGTATACTACATGGATAATGTTATTGACTTAACTGCTAATAGCATTAATCCAAACGGTGATACTATTCAAGCTATCACAGTTCCAGCTAATACTCTTGTTGTAGCTGCAGGTCTTCAGGTTGTAGAAAGTGCAACTCAGAATACTGGCACAGATGCAACAGCATCACTTGGTTTCACAGGTGGTGACGTTGATGAGTTTGTTGCAACTTTTGATATTGACGGTGCTGCCGATGGTGCTTATGCTCCTCAGATTGCAATCACAGGTTTGACTGCTTCTACTTCTGCTGACACTATTGACGTGTTATTAGCAGGTGGTGGTGCATCATTTACTGCTGGTAAAATACGTGTGTATGCAATGATGATGGATATAAGTGACCAAGGTGACATGTCTGCTGACGAAGTTGACAGAGACACTTTAGCTTAAATCATATATAAGGGAGCAGGGCAACTTGCTCTCTTATCTTTATAGGAATTATTATGGCAGAAACTTACCTAACACTAACAAATAAAGTAATAGCAAGGTTGAATGAGGTTGCATTAACTTCAGCAACCTTTTCTAGTGCTAGGGGTATACAAGTTCAATGCCAAAATGCAGTTAATGAATCTATACGTTTTATTAATCAGCGAGAGTTTAACTACCCATTTAATCATGCTACTGCTACGCAGACACTGACAGCAGGTGTGGTTAGATATGATTTACCTGCTTCTACTAAGACAGTAGACTACAATACATTTAGAATAGTCAAAGACAGTTCTTTGGGTAATAGTGGGTATAAATTAGGATTACTTGATTACAATGATTACATAAATAGAGTTGTAAATCAAGAAGATGAAATAAATACTACAACAACTAGTACAACACATACAGATAGTGTTACAACTATAACTGTAGCAAGTACTACAGGATTTGATAGTGCAGGTACTATAGTTATAGGTAATGAAACAATTACGTATACAGGTACTACGAGTACAACATTTACAGGTTGCACAAGGGGTGCAGCAAGTACAACAGCTGCTTCAATAGCTAGTGGTGTCACAGTAGCACAATTTAGTAGAGGTGGTGTTCCTGAATATGTAGTAAGAACACCTGACAATAACTATCTGCTATATCCGTTTCCAAATAAAACATACGCAATAAAGTTTGACTACTATACATTTCCTACTGATTTATCAGCACATGGAGATACTACAACCATACCTGATAGATTTGCACCTGTGATTGTAGATGGTGCTACAGCCTTTGTATATCAGTATAGAGGTGAGACACAACAGTATCAACTTAATATGCAAAGATTTGAACAAGGCATTAAGAATATGCAGACATTACTTGTCAATAAGTTTTCTTATTTACGTTCAACATTTATACCGAGAACAGGAGTATATAACTCAGGTAGTGTAGATATTAGGGCATTATAATGGCAGACCAATCTCAAACAGTACCTTCAGCATTTACTTGTGAAGGTGGGTTAGTACTAAACAAATCTACCTTTATGATGCAACCGGGTGAAGCATTAGAGTTAGAGAACTTTGAGCCTGACATAACAGGTGGCTACAGAAGAATAAATGGATACTCTAAGTATGTAACAGCAGTTGTGCCACAGACAGCATCTGCTACAGAAAAAGTACTTATGGTTGCAACTTTTGGTAGTGTCGTGTTAGCTGCGAGAGGTACTAGTATATATAGTGCAACTCCGGGTGGTTCATCGTGGACTAGCAGAGACAGTGGTAGAACAGGTGCTTTAAAGTATAGGTTTGAGAGATATAACTACGACAACACAGATAAGATTATAGTTGTTGATGGTGCTAATGCACCGACTATATTTAACTCTTCCTTAGCAGCTTCAGATGTTTCAGAGTCTGCTGTTGCAGGAGCTAAACATGTAGCATCATTTAGAGACCACATGTTTTATTCAGGCATGTCAAGTACTCCACAGGAATTAGTGTTTAGTAAACCGTTTGATGAAGATAACTTCTCTAGTGGTTCAGGTTCAGGCAGTATCAAAGTTGATGATACCATAACAGGCATCAAAGTTTTCCGTGATAACTTGTTTGTGTTTTGTGAGAATAGAATATTTAAGTTAGCAGGTTCGTCTGTATCTGACTTTGCAATGACAGACATAACAAGAGACATAGGATGTATCAACGGAGATACAATCCAAGAATTTGCAGGTGACCTTATATT